ATCCTTAATCTGGCTGAACTTCTTATCTTGTGTGCGAAATTTCACGTTGATGGTCTTGCCATCTTTGTCTCTATGAACAAACGCGATTGCTTTCTTCGTCTCCCCACCTATGAATGCCTCGCCGGTCTCCACTCCAGCCATGTCCAACGTGGCTTCAGAAATCCCTCGATTGGCAAACCACTTCACCACCCCTTCGCTCAACTCATTCAAATCAGGAATCTTGGGAACCTTCTTCTCCACCTTCTGTTTAAACGGACTTTGCATTGTATTTCTCCAGACGTTGCCCTCCCAATCACAGTGATGGCAGCGCCACTGCGCCCCCTCTCCGTCGATGGACATGCTCAGGCACTTTTCGTGTTTATTTTTTGTGCGGGTATCACTGCATGACGGGCAGAGAATCTTGCTCTGACCCTCGCGCAGATCGCGGGAGGCAAACCCTAGGGTTGCCAACTCATCGTAGAAGCCCACGGCTAAGGGGCGGTTTTGTATTGGATCGAACCGTCTGGGTTCATCTTGCGCCCAGATACGTCACGCCTGTTCTCTAGCGCAGCCTTTTTGTCTTGGCTTGCCAGATAAGCAGAGGTGCTTAGGAACCAGCGTTGCTGCGTCTTGATTTCTGCATCGTAGGTCAGCCAATCATCTCGGCTTTGCAAGACTGCATCTAGGTTGGGGATATTTTTGTAGGCTTTTACCCACCGATCATAATCGGCTTGCTTCAGCTTGATGGTGTTTCCGTCGAAAGCGTATTCGCTCATGTTGTTTCCTTATGTTGCGATTGTGAAATCATCCAAGGCGTAATGATTGACAGGCTCCATGTCCTGACCATCACCCCGATCCTTCCGCCCACCCCACTCAACCTTGGTTGGTGTTGTGTCCAGATCTAACGTTGCAATGGTTCCACAACTCCATTGCACCACTAAAATTACACGCTTGCCCGTGGCGCTGGCAAGTGCTTTCGCATCCGCCGCTTTATGCACACTCAACATATACGTTGGGAACGTGCGAAAGGCGTGGGTGCGTATCTTGATCTCGCCAAACCCTTCGACCCCTCCATTGTCATCGACAAAGCAGAAGTCAATCGGATACATATTGGGATTCTCTTTTGCCTGTAAGCCCCATTTACTGGCGACTTGTTTTGCTAACTTCCGCTCTCGCTCTTTGTCAGCCTCACTCTCATATATCGGTCTCATTGTTCACCTTGTTGCGAAAAGAATCGTTAATAACAGTTCGGACGGTGAGAGAAGGACGCTCCCCCCAAACCCCCCTCATTTTGAGGACGGTGGAGAGAGTCGCCTCAGTTCGGACGGAGCCGAGCATGGACATTGCCGCTTATTTATTACGCGCATTGCGGCCTTACCCCCTTGCGCGATTCCTTGCTTTCTTAAAAAAGCACAGGTTTAATTCGCCTGTCAACTCTATCTCCATAGAAATGACTCCTTTGTTGCGAAGGACGGCCCACCTTCATCACCCGTCGATTGGGGGTGGGCCATTTTCGTTGTGACTTATCTCCTTGATCCAGACTTCCGACCTAGGGTTCTCTTTGTCGAGATACCTGCAACTGCTTATCTGTTTAAACTGACGATCATTTGCATAGATCAGACCCTGCAACGCATCTAGCAAGATGCTGGGATCGAGATCCTGCCTGCGGCTGGGATAGTAGATGTCTGCGTGGAAAGAAAGATCTCCCTCCAACATCTCATCCATTGGCTGAACTTGGGCCTTTACATCTTCCGCGAACTGTAATGCTGGCTTGCTTTTGATGAGCCTTGGTCTGCCGCCAAACGTGACCAGCCGCCTACCATTCGCCTTGGAATGGGCAGCTCCAAAAATAATTAGCTTGACTTGTCTCTTATCCATGTGTTCTTATCGTCACACACCTTCGCAACAAGGATAACACATGAACTACACCAACGAGCTTGGTTTGCCTGCGCCTTTGGCAGCAGCACTCACGAAAGACACTTACAGTAGAGGCGATGCCTCGTACTCAGCCACCGGCTTATTGCGTCCACCGCGCATGGCTGCACTCTTCGATGATCCTGACAACATCGTGTTCCGTGATGTGTCCGAAAACCTTTGGACGCTGTTCGGTACTGCTGTGCATTCGATTCTTGAAGACTCCAAACATCCTGACTTCATCACCGAGGAGCGCCTGTATTGCTCTGTAAGCGGCGTTAAGCTGTCGGGTGCTATAGATGTCCAGCACATCCAAAAAGACGGTACGCGAATTCTACAGGACTATAAGACACGCAAAGCGTATGGCGTGATGAACAATGATAGCGATGAGAAGCAGCTAAACATCTACGCATACATCGCGCACAAGAACGGCATCAAGGTGAGCGGTTTACAGGTCATTAACTTCGTCAAGGATTGGAGCCGACACGAAGCAGAGCGCAAGCCTGACTACCCACCCCAAGACATTTTTATCCAAAACATCCCACTCTGGCCCACCGAACAGTCCGAAGCGTTTGTGATGGAGCGTATCGCTGCACATGAGGAAGCTAGGGCTGGCAATCTACCTGACTGCACCGACGAAGAACGTTGGCTGCGTGATGACAAGTTTGCCGTGATGAAGGAGAAGCGGGTACGCGCAGTGCGTGTGTTCGATTCACAAGAAGAAGCGGAGACATTCATCGCCGCTCAGAAAGACGCAGACAAACACACCATCGATCACCGTCGAGGACAACCTATACGATGTGAGCAGTTCTGTGATGTGGCTGACTACTGCGACCAATTCGCAACGTTTAAACAGGAGAATAGTGTTGAGTGATAACAAGCTGCTTGAAGCAATCAATCACATGGAATCATTGTCCGATTCCGACAAGATCAATATCAAGGGAAAGCTCTACGCGAAGGTCACTACTCGCGTTGTGGCTTTCCGTAAGGCATATGGAGACAAAGGGAGGATCACCACCAAGATCCACACCTCCAATGAGAATCGCGTTCTGATCGAGGCTCAAGTCCATGTCCGTGATGGCAATGTATGGCACTTGATTTCTAACGATTGGGCAGAAGAGTTCCGCAACGATGGCCCTATCAATAAGAAGTCAGCAACAGAGAACTGCGCTACCTCTGCCATAGGTCGGGCGCTCGCTGCATTAGGGCTAGGTGGGGGCGAATACGCCAGCGGAGATGAGGTGCAGTACGCCATTGAAGAAAAGCAGGGCGTGTCACCAAAAGCAAAGGCAAAAGCGGAGCCTGTCAAGACAGATGTTGTGCCCACATCGGAGGACTTCTTCAAGAAGAACACAGATGTTCTGATTGATGAGCTTGCCTTAGTAGAGACACCAGAGGAAGCGAAGACTGTCATGGGTCAGCACTGGCCTTCGCTCAAGAAAGAATACGAGGGCCACCCTGATTGGAGTGCATTTTCCCAGAAGATTAAGGGGCGGCTAGAGCAAATAGCAGCAAAACCAAAAACGGAAGAAAAGGACTTACCATTCTAATGCAATACGATAACGAAAAATCTGGCGCACTGTTTGCCAACAAGGACAAGAAAGAAAATTGGCATCGAGATATGCAGGGTTCGATTACCGTCGAGGGTGTCGAATACTACATGGATGGATACAAAAAGGTATCCAAGGAGGGTGTCCCATTCATTAGCATCAAATTGAAACCAAAGGTTGCGACTGCAAAAAAAGCAGCTACCGATAAGCTGGCAGAAGACGCAGACTTTTCAGACTTTGGCCTGTAGGAGTTTGTATGAGCAAAATAAAAGCACACGTTATGGATCTGCATGAGCGGCTCAATGAGTCGCAGATTGCGGAGCGTAACGCACGATTAAAGTTGAGCGAGATCAACGCGACAGTAGTGAAGATCCAAAAAATGCACCACATAGATGATGAGGATTTGCTGATCGAGATCGATAAACGATTGGACGCTTCGCTCGAAAGAGTTCGTCAACTCGAAGAGCTTTACGAGATTGGCAGCAAGATAACCAAAGACTTTGAAACAAAAGACTTGGGCTAAGAAGCTACGAAGCAGAAGGTATCTGCAACTGGTACGAGAGCAGGGCTGCTTGATCTGCTACCGCCCAGCGCAGGCGCACCACCTTACGTTTGTTGAGGATGATGGGCTGAGAGGCATGAGGCGTAGCGGCGATCAACATGCAGTCCCGCTCTGCGATGACCACCATAGGGGTCTACATGCTTATGGCAACGAAAAGAGATGGTGGGCGATGGAAGGCATTGACCCACTTACATGGATCGAAATGTTTAAACGCAATGAAGGGAAGGGATATGACTCAGAAGAAAACATCGAAGGCAGCACCGAAGGCAGCACCGAAGAAGAAATACTACAAGACCAAGAATGAAGCCATCGAGGAATTAAAGAGTGAGCTAGAAGCTGCTGCATTCCTACATCGTGAGCAGATTGCACAGATGCAGATCGAGCATCAAAAAGAACTTGACGCTGCGCGTGAGCGAGACGATGAGATATTGAACATGAATGACGATCTCTTCGCAGAAAAAGACGAGTTGATGGAGGAGCTTAATACGATTAAGCGGCGACGATTTCACAAGTGTAGTAGCGTTGCGGATCTCGCTGACTACTTATCTGCAAACGATCTTGCCGAGCTTCTCTTTTACGCCCAAGACATGGTGCAGTTTGGTTTGTTTGTAGACCGAAACGAAGACGATGAACCTATACTTAATCCACTTGATGTTGATCGAACTGATGAGGGCGATCCAGCCATCTTCCCCCAGCGCGGCAAGACCGTTGTGGTGGTAAGGCATGTGCCTTGCGGGGATTGTGATTCTGAGGATGAGGTTCACTGATGAAAGGCGAAGATATAGCAGAGAGCTTTGAAGCAAAGAAGTATGCGTATCGCCAAACAAAGGATGGCATGGTGCTGTCCTTTGTTCTTCATCCTGATGATGTGCCAAAGGAGATGGCTACTGCTCCCATCGGTCAGCGATACATGGTTGCCTGCGCTCAGATAGATGACCATGAGAATCCCATAAGGCCAAGGGCAACTACAGATGCAGAGAAGGCTTTGGCTAGAGCTAACCTTATATGCAGGGATGAGACGTATATTCAGTGGGTTCGTATGAACTACTACCAGTGGGATGTCGTGGATGAAACGCTAGAAGACGAAGAGTATGCAGCACAGGTCATTAGATTTATCTGCGGCATCGAGTCTCGATCAGAACTGAAGACCAACCCGGAAGCCAGAGAGCGTTTAAACGAACACTTGAAGTTGTTTGAGAGTGAGGTTCAGGCGTGAAGACTTGGTACACGGAGAAGCTGCGATCTATGAGGGCAGATCAAAATATGTCCTTGCAGGAGCTTGCGGATAAGTCAGGCATGAATCGTGGGTACATCAGTCAGGTAGAGTTGGGCAAGAGGAAGCCTAGCTTTGAGGCTGTAGAGACTATCGCAGGTGCGCTAGGGGCCACTATATACATACAGCTAGAAGCCCCAGAAGCGCCTTCTACTGCGTCACCACGCAATAAGAAGCGTGTATCCATAGCAAGTAGATTCTGGAGGCAATAATGACAAAGGAAACAATAGAAGAGTTCATAGCTCGCGGTGGCGAAATCAAACAAGTGCCGTTTGGCAAAAAGAAATATAAAGAATATTGGGCGCGATGGGAGAAACCAGACGGAGGCTTCAGTTTCAAAGTGCTGCAAAATATCCGCAAAAACCGTCGCAAAATGCGAGGACTCTCAACCAAATAACGAAGGACGGTAGCATGAAGTATCACATCGTAGTGCATGAGATTACATGCAAGTACACAGAGGTTGAGGCTTATACTAGAAAAGAGGCTGAAGAGATTGCTAGGGCTAATGGCGGAACGTGGCTTAGACTCCCTCTACTTCTTGAGCGTAAGGTAGTACGGACACATGATGAAAACGAACCCCACGAATCCCCAGCAGAAATCGGTAAGTGAATGGCATTTCATATGCTTGGACTGCGACATGAAAGCATTTAAACACACCTACCCGGAAAGCTGCCCGGAGTGTGGGAAGAGAAAATTGATAATTACTGACTTGCGATGGAGGGGTAGAGCAAGCAATAATGATGACGGGTAAGATGCTTGAGCAATTCTCTCCTGCCCGTCCCCACAACGGGTACCCCAAAGTGGGATCAAACAGGCCACAGGCGTTGGTTGAGCATCGCCTATACCGAAGCGTTCCCGTCCGCTTGGCCGAAGGCGGGTTTACTTCTTCTTTTTCTTCTTCACACCTGCTTCGCTTAATGCGATAGCTATAGCTTGCTTCCTGTTCTTAACCTTCTTACCAGACCCACCAGACTTCAGCTTGCCTGACTCAAACTCCCGCATGACCTTGCGTACCTTGGCCTGCTTCTTCTTTTTGGCGGGGCCGCTGCTGGTTTGCTTACGCTGTTGCGCTCGACTGATAGCCATGACTACTTACCGAACTTCTTCTTCTGCGATTTAGGCGGTGACTTCCTGCTACCACCCTTGCTCCAAAAGAGTTTGTTGGCCCAGAAAGCAGCAGATGTTTTGCCCTTCTTTATGTTCTTCCCATGACGGGCCTTGAAACTCTTACGCGCCTCATCCGAGTAGTTGTGGCCCATCTTCTGATCGCCAAAACGGATGATTTTCATCTTACTGCCATCTCTGACAGCTACTACCCCTTTCTTTGTGGGGTGACTTGGAGTTCTCTTGGGCTTGTTTAAGCCAGTTAATCCAACCTTCTTCAGCCTGTTCTTTTCCGCATCTGTCAAACTCATTTGCGATGTCTCGCTGTTTTCTTAGCTATCTTCTTGGGCTGTTTGGAGAACTGCTTTCCTTTCTTTGTGTCTGCTCTTTTCTTTCTGGAAGTGGCAGCGTACTCCTTGTCTGATAGAGCGTCTCTAGCCGCCTTCGGGAGATACCTTTCACCTGTTGCCTTCTTACCTTGCGTTGATTTCTTGCCTGACTTGGTGCCCCAATCCTGCTTTGTCCATTTCTTCAATGACTTTTGTGACTTCTTGAGCGGCATACCTTTCCCTGTTATTTCTTAGCATTAGCCCTGCGTACAGCTTCCTTACCTTTACGCGCTATTTCAGCCTGCTTCTTTTTCCCAGCGACCTTGGCTCTCTGCTCCAGCACAGTCAGTATTTGTATCTTTCTGGCAAAAGGTTTCTTTATATTCTTAACCTTTCTTACCGTGTCTCTTGCGTCCTTCTCTGTCGCAAACTTAATACTAACAGTATCTTTAGGGTTTTCATCCGTATATAATCTACGCCCTGAACCCTTGGGCTTCTTGCCTGTACCCTTCTTGGGATCAGCCATTATTTATACCCGCCGCCTGCATCCTTGTAAGCCTTCGCTAACATCTGGGCTTTACGCGCCGACCACTGCCCCGGCTTACCGCCCTTGCTTCCAGCCTTGATACGATTGAACTGGCGCTTACGCATCTCCGGCTTGGTGTAGTTTCCCGCTTCGTTGACGCGGGACTTACTCTTTTTCTTCTTAACCTTTCCGCCCTTTGCGTATCGTTTAAACATCATATTCTCCGCTGCGAATCATTTCGGTGACGCGAATCGCCCTCATACCAACCTGCTTCGCCCACTTACTATCCATAAACTCGTCTGCGGCAATATCAAATTGCTCACGCGACATGGCCTCCAAAGCCTTCACAAAGCCACGCAATCTGGTCAGACCAAGATTAAAACATATGTCAATCATGGCATCTTTGCGTGGATCGTTCATCGAGTTAAACCAAAAGTAAGCATCTGATAGTTCTTCTTTGACTCTAGTAATATCATTAGCCAGAAGATAATCAATCTCATCGTCAGATAAACCTAGTCCCGACTCTGAGACGTTTCTGCCAACACCTATGGTTTCATAGCCAGCACTGCACAGGTAAACCTTTGACTTAACACCCTCATGGCGCTTAATCATTTCGACTAGCTTACTCATCACTTCTCCCGTGCTACGGATTTGACCTTCTCGTATGAACGCATAGCACCCAAACCCAACATTCCCATCATAACGGGCACTAGGAGCGTTGTATCTACCTCCGGCACATCTACCCAGATGCTGATTATATTAGCGATGATAGTGTTGTAGAGCAGACCCAGCGCACAGATCCAACCAATAGCAGGTCGCCACCCAGCAACGAACAAGCTCTTGTGTGCAGCCTCCATCTTGTTGATCTCAAGCTGTCCCTTGAGAGCTTCTTGGGCGTGACGCTCCGACATGGTGGCAATCTCATGGGCCAAAGCATTCTTTTGATCTTTGTCCTCTATGAACTTATCCAGCAAACCTGCGACTGGCCCAATTAGTTGTCCGACTAAACTCATTATTTATTTCCCTCCCTAGCTTTTCTTTCATCTCGTATTCTTAGTTTATTGGTGACTCGATTTGTCGTGGCTGCTGCCTCGATAATAGCCTTACGTTGCAGTCTATATCGCTCCAACGTCTGGAAGTGTGCGTTAATCCTCCTGTTCTTTTCTGGTCTGGATAACGTCTTATCTCTTTTCAGGCGGTTGATACCCGTCTTGATTTGACTTTCTTCCCTATCCAAATACTGCAACGAAAGACGTATCTGGTCGGGGTCAAGAGTGATCGCGTTTAAACCAAGCAGTCGGAACATAGATTGATTAAGAGTATCTGGTGCGACTCCATTTGGTTTGCTGTCACCTTTTAAAGCGGTGTTGATTTTAGAAACCGCGCCGTATTCTGTGTTCAAGAACCCCGGCAACAAGTATTGATTCGCTGCCCAGAACATCGCATCGGTTATCTTACCTCTGTTATAAAAAGGTCTTTCGATAGCTTCCTTGATATACAGTGGATCAGTCGGATTAACGATGGGCCTATCTGTAAACGAGTCTCTGTTTTGGCTTATGTCATACAGCGACCAACCGGGGCCACCGAACATTCCCAACGTCGTTGAAATATCTTTTAGCTGTAGCCCTTGTTCTAGCGGCGATCCTGCACCAACGGCTTTCTTACCACTAACAAAGGCTCCATTGATAAGATTGGTAAACGATCCCCAAGGATATAGATACGATGTATCTAGGAACTGTAGCCTGCCTTCAGCATCTCTAGCTGGTAAGGGTATCAGACCCGGATTGCCTCTGATGTAATCGGGCATGGATGCCTTGATCTGCTCATACTCATCATCGTCTATGTCGAAAGCATTCATAAACAGTGCTGGCAGCGCATACGAGAGCGCCACATAAGGGGCGAATCGCATAGGGTTACGCAGTGCAGTCTTTGCTAGTACCGGCAGCACCTTGTATTGGAACGTCAGGAACGGAATACCCAGTGGGCTTTGCCGTAATCCCCTGACAATATCGGGCACATCGCCATAGTCGAACAAGTATTCTTGCGCTCTCAAGAAGGCATCATCTGCACTGCCGCCTTGACGATCCATGACATCAATGGCAATGGCTGTTTTACCCACCACCTCGATGCCTTGATAAATGTTGCTGGCTTTCTGTGCCAACCGCTGCCATGTGTTGAGCTTCAACCAGCCAAACAATCCTAGGTCTTTTGCATCTACAGACTTCAAGAAGTCGAGCATGTCATCCTGCATGGTGATTAGCTCTTGATCTGTAAACGAGGATTGCTTTACGCCTCGCGCTAACATCTCTTGATAGTGCTTGGCATTTGCGAAGTCGCCATTGTTGTAGGAAACTATCTCTCGCGTAGCCTCTATCATGCGCGGCAAAACACGATAAAAAGGCACACCCGATAGGTGGATAAGTATTGCGTTACTGAACGTGTTACGCGCAATCGTGGGTGGGTTGAGAGGCACCTTGATGGTCTTCCAGATAGCAGTCAGCTTCCTGCCCTTGCTACCTATGTTGACGTAAGCCTGATCGCCTAGGTTTAACATAAATCCAGAAGAAATAACGTTGTCGTATATCTCTGATCTGACAAGCCTGCCAGACAACATGCCGTACTGCTTACCTCTTGGAACTCGTTTAAACGCAGCACCATAGCCTTGAGTATCCCCGGTGACATCCCGGTTCGGCTCGTTGTAATACTCCATGATGTCGCGCTCAGTGAATGTCTTAATCACCGTTTGATCTAGCTCTTCCGCCTGCCGCCGCAAGGTTGCTGCCTTGTTTGGATCGGCTGCTTCTACCGCATCAGCTATCTGACGCAGCGTTGCCACTTGATCTAGTAAATAAAGGCCGCTTTGCTCCTGTTCGTTGCCATTAACGTCGGTGTATTTGACCATCAGAACGTCATCTTCTACCGTCCAAGCGTTGTTACCCGCTATCGAGTTCATAAACTCTATAAACTGTAGATCTCTGATCGGTCTTTGTATCGCTTGCGACACAAGGAATGCAGGGTCTAGCTCGTTGATGACACCCAGAGCCTCTTGATCTTCTGGCGTAAGCTCTTCGTTCCTTCTCTTGAGATAGCCAAAGCGTTCTGGATTCGGATCTTGCAACAAATGCTTGAGGTATATTCGAGGCAGATAAGACCTACGATTCTCGTAGAATGTCTTGGGTGCCATCAAACCATTCTGCACCATCTGCAAGCCTAGGCTTTCGATCATATCCTTGGCTTTTGCGGCGGCTTTAGCGGCCCTAGGGTCTAAGGCTTCTAGCTGCTCCAGTAACGCTTGTTCTTGTGATGCGTCACCTGTGGTCATGTAATTAAAGATCGACGTTCTCAGGGTCTCTGTAGCCCCTCTGTTCTTGTCACCCTTCCTGAATAAGAACTGATTGCCTATCTCGTCACGCAACACAGTGCCTATCTCAGATGATGCTTGTACTACGCCAAGATACTTGGCTCGCTCTAGGTAAAACTCCCGCTTCTGTGGCAACCCCTTGAGGGTGTTGAAGAACGGCATACCGTTGATGTAATCGACTGCCTTTTGCCTAGCGTTCTTAGCCACACCGCGTAGCTGCTCAGTGCCGTGATTTCT